TTTATCCACATAGTATCTTACGAGAGAATAAATCATCAATGATTTGCCGCTCGCTGTGGGGCTTATCAGTAGTTTTCTATTATGCTTTAGGGCACCATATACTCCCTCAATCTGGTATTTCCTGGGAGTATGAGCACAAATGGAATGCATATAATCCTTAACACCTTCATATGAGATGTGATCATTCTCTTCATATGGTGTTCCGTAAAACTTATTATCCTCAAATTTATAAGTGTATCCATATTGCTCACAGAAGGATACAATCTTATCAAGCAAACCAACATAGATTTGCTTTGATCTCATATCATACAAATGAATCTCCCCATTCCAATTCCTTCCACGGTACTGGGGCATAAACTTTGCATTGGGAACCTCGAACTTAAAGTGGTCTCTAAGTTCATACTCAATGTGAGGTTCCGTATTAATCTTTAAAAATACTTCGTTGGATTTGGATATAACAAGATTTGCTGTCGTATCAATCACATGAATCCATTCATCTAGAGATATTTATTTACCCTAGTCCAGCATTAAATCTCATAAACTCAATGGCATTTTTGATTTGATATGTGCGATTAGTTATTTGCTTAAGAATACTCTCAATATAAACAAGCATCGTATCGTAGTAATCAATCTTTAAACAGATCGTAGAAAGTTTTTCGTCAGCATCAAGATACTTTTGCATTGTATCTTTGTCACGAATCTTTTTTGGAAATGGATTCTCTACATAAATATCTGGATCTGCTTTTCCACTGAAATATTCATAGCGTTCATGACGAATATTTTTTCTTTGCTGCTCTGCTTTTTTTCTTAGTAAAAAGATGGTATTGTAAATATCAAAGTATTTTGCGTGAAGTGTAGGAATGTTTGTAGATTCTGTATGGAGATTGTCCATATCAATCTTTGCATCCTTTTCCCACATTTCTTGCAGTTTATCAAGATCGATCATAAAGGTTTATTGCCTAAAGTTGTCAACGTATATACAGTATACTTAAAACTTACCTCTGCTGTAAAGTATTCGATGTCAGTATCTGTAGCATCAAATGTTATTGTCGATAAAGTATAAGGAAACATGTCCTTAAAATTAACGTTAAATTTTGGAACTAAATTACTACTGAGAATCTGAAGTGTTCCATCAGAATAGATATTATCACCCTCTCTTCCAAAATTTCCAGGAAGAACTGCCTCTTTTTCTAAATCTGCAAATTGCTTAGTTGTCTCTGGATATCCCAAACCACGAATCCAATTTTGGATTTCCATATAGTTTGTTAAATCTTCATCTACAAGAAATCTAATTGTCAAATCTCCAAACTCAATTTTATCACCAGGAATATCTATATTCTTTAAATATGATGGTTGTACAGCAACTCCCAAATCTAATGATGGAATATTTGCCTGATTGCAAAAAAATGCAGCAGCAGGTGATCTTACAAGTGTAAATTTAAACCCTGTTGGTGATAAAAAATTTCTATTATCAATTGGAGTGGTTCTGGACATAATATTCTTTTCTAATTATTTAGATAAAAAAAGAGGGTCCCAAAGGACCCTCCAGTTAACTCTTGTGAGTATTGATCACATGAGGTTCTTAACTGCAACTCTTCTGTAGTAGCGGTTGCTGTTAACGCGGAGTCTACCTTGACCCTGAGTGGTTCCTTCAGCGAATGGGTTTGCGACCATGCCGTAGCGGGTCTTAAAGCCAATCTTGGGCTGGAAGGTGTCCTCTCCAACTGCACGTACCATCTGCAGAGGTACATAAGGGCAATAGAACAGACCTGCATCATAAGGGGAAGAACCCTTATAACCAACAACGTAGTACTGGTTACCACCAGCAGAGTTTGCTGAAGTGAGGTTTGCAGAATAAGGATCGATATAAACACGATACTTACCTTGGAGAACACCAGCGAAGGTGTTACCAGTGTCATCAACGTTGAGGTTAGCGTTGAGTGCTGGGGTGTAGTCCAGAACGCCAGCCATGGTCAGAGCGGAAGCAACGTCTGCAGAGCAGAGGATCATGTTGCCCTTTCCTCTACGAGTGCGCTGTGCAATTGCGTTAGCGTCGCGCTCGATTTGGAACAGGAGACCCTTAAACTTCTCAACCGACCAACGACCGTTGGAGTCGATATCGAGGTCAAACTGACCAGCAGTTGCGGTGTTAGAAACAGCACCTTGCTCAGCAACCTTATAGATGGTTCTGATAACTTCTCTGTTGATCTCAGCGAGGATCTCAGTGGAGAGAATGTTAGCAAGTTCTGCTTCTGCATTCAGACCATGAATTGCCTTCAGGTCTTGTGCAAGCTCAAGGCTGTATTCTGCCTTCAGTGCTCTTGACTTCGCAGTAACGGTGACCTTCTCGATCGAGAAAGCCATTTCGTTGAAGTTGTCACCAGCGGTGCCAAGATCTTCTGCGTCATCAGTACGCATACCCTGACCGACATTGTATGCGGTTGAGGATGCGGAACCAACGGGGTTCAGAACTGAAGGGTTGCTGCCTGCTTGTGCAGTAGTACCCAGACCAGCGTTACCATCGCTGAATCCATTGCTCAGATCGAATCCTTCGTTCTGACCAGAGAATGCGGTATCTGCTTCATCAAACAGAGCTTCAGTGCCGCCCTGGGTGTTGTAGCGTGAACGCATTGCGAAGATCAGTCCAGTAGGACCGCTCATTGGCTGAACGCCAGCGAGGTCATAAGCAACCAGGTTAGGCATTGAGCGTCTGATCAGAGAGATCAGAACGGGGTCAAAACCAGCAACGGTGGTGTCGGAACCGGAGGAAGTATATCCACCGTTACCAACAGCGTTGGTTGGTTGCTCGCTCAGGAATGAACCTGAATGTGCAAAAGCATTTTGCTCATGCAAGAATTTTTCTTGGTTTTCCAGCAGGACGGCGGTTACCGCTCTTCTGTGGGGATCAGAGATCTTATCAAGTCCCTCATAATTGAGGAGAGGTGCCCACTTTTCCTGCAGATGCTCGTTGTTGAACATTTGCGTTTACCTTTGTAAGTGTTTAAATTTGGTTTGAATTATGTTAAATTCAAGATTTGCTAAAAGAACCCATGGTTCTCAGGTATGCAGACATCGAGTTAGAGTATGACTCAGGTGCTGCGTTATCTACACCCTCAGAGAGGGTCTCAACTTTAGCAGATGGAGATCCTTTTTTAGAGGCAAAATATGACTCTTTGAGTGTCTCCAGTTTTTCACGATATTGTACTTCACTTTCAAACTCAACACTTTCGGCAAGTGAAGCGAGCTTCTCTTTCTGAGTCTGTGCAAGACCTTCAGAGACTTGATCTAAGATTCCATCAGCAACCGACTCTGCGAGACGCTTGTTGAGGGAGATATTTTTCTCAATTTGCTCGTTGAGTTTAGTCTCCATATCATCAAGTTTTTCTACCATGCTCTCAAGCACATCATATTTATCTTCAGGGATTGATACATAATGATCTTCAAAAAGACTCTTCATTCCTTGGAGGAATGATTCAGTCATTTCATTCTTGAGTGCGTGCTCAATGACGAGTTCGTTCTCTTGGAACCACTCATCTGAGACGTACTCAAGATAAGAATCAACACGCTCTGCGAGTGATTCTTTGATTTCTTCTACTTCTTCAGCAAGAGCAGTAGCATATGCTTGCTCAAGCTCTTCTTTGATGCCAGCAACTTTAGAATTAATTGCTGCTTCGAAGATGGTTCTTGCCTTTTCTTTAAATTCTTCGGAGAGTTCTTCTTCACCAAGAAGGGCATTGACATCTTCTTCGATATCATACTCAGCAATCTGCTCGACTTCTTCTTCAACTACTTCTTCAACTACTTCTTCAGAATCAGTAATTTCAGTAGTCTCTTCCTCTTCGATAACTTCTTCAGTATCGAATTCTTCTTCTTCCTTCATACCCTTCATTGGTTCGGCTGCCTTTGCACCCTTGTTTACAATATCCTTAACTTGCTTAAGGGTTGCGCCAGGGGTCTTCAATTTCGCAGAATCATCATCTGATCTATAATTTTCTGGGGTAGGACCGCCAAGATCTTCGTAAGAACCTGCGATGGAAGTATCCATTGGTTCTGCTGCTTGTGCGCCAGCATTAACAGCAGTTTTGGATTGCTTAGTGCCTACTTCCATTTCTTGTAAATCATTTCCACTAGACATTTGAACTCTCCGATTTTCCGTTTATTAAAACTATATTTATTTATAAATTAAGATATTTTATAAATCAAAGGTTATTTAAAAAGTCATTAAATAAGTTTAATTTATTTTCCTCAAGAGCTTTCTGATCAACAAGAGTGTTAATTCTACGTTGAATTCTCGCTGCATGTTTTTCGCGGAGGATTCCCCCGTCCCAAACCCACTCTTTACCTTCCATAATTCCCTCAACAAAAGCATCGGGAGCAGAAGGATCTGCTACGATATCAGCAGCAGTTGCGAGCATGAAGTCATCACCAACGATGTTAATTCCTTCTCTTGTCATTTTTAATGAACCAATGCCACGAGAAGAAACCCCAAGTTTTACACCTTCACCGATAAGAGAAGATGCAATCTTTCCCATCGGCGTGCTAAGAATTTTTGCTTTACCGATAAAATTAGATCCACTTTCTTTCAGAGAAACAATCTTATGAGAAACTCTATCGAGGTTAACAGTAGGACCATCTGGATGTCCTAATTCTCCAAGTGCTCTACCAGCATTAACATAACCCTCGCTATAGCGAGCGACTTCGCGACGAAGAGTTTCCATTGGATACATTCTACCATTTCGGTTTTTAATGTTTCCTTGGAGGAAAACTCCTTCGATGTAAAGATTTTTCTTACCGTTGGTTTCCTCAACGATAAAATTGACTGATTCGATCTCTTCTCTGATAAGTTTCATTGGTTTACGCGGTAACTCCTACTCGTGCTACTTTAATACTGGCACTACCTATGTAATAGATAGAATCTTCTGGGTGCTTCTCAATTGTTTCAATAGTACCATCTTTAATGGTCATAGATCCAATTCCAGAATAATTTGCATCCTGTGTATATAAAACTGCATCTGCACCAGAATTATTATAAATTCTGACAAATCTTGCATTATCAACAGTTGTTGAGTTTCCAATACCCGTCGCTAAAGTTTGTTCACCAGCAGAAATAAGTATTCTTGACATAGTTATAAGTATATTTTTATTTTATAATAGTTATTTATTACTTATTACTCTTCTCCATCCCCTTCGGCATCAAACCTAAACAGTTTTGATGCTACATTTGGATGATGATTATCAATTTTTTCAGCAGATTTTGCAAATAGCAATTCTTTAATCTTATCGCTAATCTGAGAAGGTGACTCGTCAGTGGCAATCATATCTAAAAGTTCTTCCATTTAATTAAGTCAATAGACAACTGAAGATATTTATATCTCTCCTCCTTTAGGAATTTCCGGTGCCTCTGTAGAAGTAGCATTAATTTCTGGTTCCATTACTGGTTTTCCAAGATCCATTTGTGGTGATGCATCCAATGGCATTCCAGTTTGTGGATCTATTGGTGCAGATGGGTCTGGAATGATACCTTTTTTAATTTCATTCTCAATGATTTTATCTTGCTCAAGAATCTCTACGTCAGTTTGACGAAGAATTTTTCTTCTTACATAATCTTGTGAGAAATATTTGCCAACATATGGTTCTGCTGCAGCAACCATATTAAGTCTTTCATTAAGAAGTTCTGATTCTTTCAGTTCAGAGAAGTGGTTATCATAAAGGAAATCATACTGAATGTGCTCACTCATAATCTCCCAATCTTCGGGAGTAATAATATTTTTAAGAATGAGTTGAGTCTTAAGCATGTCATTAAACATGTTAGAGAATCTCTTTCTCAAACGACCAACAAACTTGGTGAACTTCAGTTCATCTCTGAGAATTTCAGAAGATCTACCAAGATTAAATCCACCTTCTCCATCCATTCTTGATGGAGGAACGTTCAGTGAACGATAGAGTTTTTTCTTAAAATACTCAATATCTGTAATTTCTCCAAGGTTCTGTCCACCAGGAAGAGTTGTAATTTCGGTTCCCCTTCCACCTTCTCTTCTTGGAAGCCAGAAATCCTCAAGCATTGCCATGTATTTTTTATCATCACGGATTTCTCCGGTGTTTGCATCATATACAAGTTTGTTACGATATCTCATCATAACATCGCGGAGGTATTGTTCTGCCTTTACTTTGGGTAAGTTGCCAACATCGATGTAGAAAATTCTACGTTCTGGTGCTCTAGATAAACGATAGATGACCAGAGAATCTTCAATCATGCGGAGTTGATTGAGAGATTTAATTGCTTTGTGGAGATATGAAAGGGTATTTCCCTTATTTCTATCTACTAAACCAGAGGTGCAATACGTAATTGCATCTTTTGCAATTTTAATTCCCTGAGACCCACCAGTCTGTGATGGATTTGATGATGGGAATGGAGACTTAGGATTGTAGATAAAATATTCTTCAATTTCTGGAAACTCATAATCCATAGGATCATCAGTTTTTAATTTTAAAAGAATATTTCTATCGTCTGTTTTCTTTTTCTTTTGCTGTCTAATATATCTCATCTTCATTGCGTCAATATAACGCAATTCCTGAATTCCTTCTGTGGGGTTCTTCAGATCTATAATTTTATGATAATAAATTCGACCATCGATATACCAGTTACGATAAATTTCGTGTGCTTTCTTATCAAAGTCAAGAAGGTCTAAGATATGTTTAAACTCTTTACGAATTTTTGTCTTAATACCATCACTAGCATTGAGATTTGACAACTCAATTTGAACAGGACTATCGTTACTGTCAGAAACAATAGCCTCGTTTACAATATCCTCAATGGCACTATCAACTTCTGGGTGAAGTGACATTTCACGATATCTTTTTATTAACTCAAATTCAGTTCTATATACA